CAGAGTAAGTTGTACAGTACACGGAGAACTCGCATGACAATAGAAACACCAGAATTTCAAGGCACACATCTTTGGGAAAGATTGTGTTGGGCAAAAGAAAAGCTAGAGCCTTACAGAACAGAATATTGTGTTGTATGGGAAGACCCTGAGACACCTGATGAACCTGCAAAGGTTACACACCCTGACCCTAATTGGATGGCTTGTGCATTGCAAGGTGGCATACTACCACCTGTAGAAGTTTATTGGGAACTCAAGAAAGATGAAGAGAAGCCTGACTTTGTGAAGCATACAAGAGGTTACTTGCTACACAACACAAAGCCTATTGAAGCAATGACAGAAGAAAGAGCAATAGAATATCTTATTATGAAAGACTTACCAAAGCACGTATGGCAAAACTACGACAAAGCCAACAAGCCACGTATGGTCATTTGTACTAAGTCACAGTTACCAAGCACTAGAGTGTGGCGAAATGCTTGGAAGATTAATGAAAATATAACCACATTTAATAAAGAGGTAGCATAAATGACAACTAATATAGTAGATAAAGATGGCAATTCTATTGCAGCATCAGACGCAACTATACCATCAGATAGACATTTTAGAAATGCTTGGTTATTATCTGGTAAAACCATAACAGAAGATTTAACTGCATCAAAAGTTATATTTAAGGACAAGATTAGAGAAATAAGAAAGCCTTTACTTGAAGCTGAAGATGTTGTATATATGAAAGCACTTGAAGCAGGAGACAGTTCTGCTCAATCTGCAAGTGTAGCAAAAAAGAAAGCTCTTAGAGATGCTCCTGCTGCAACTGCAATCACAGATGCAGACACTATTGCTAAGTTAAAAGCAGCTTGGGATACAGATGTATTGGGTAAAAGTCCATACGCATAGGAGTAAAGCATGGCTTTAACTAAATTAGGAGTAGGTGCATTTCCTTCTGGTGCTGTTTTGCAAGTACAAGAAGGTGGAAGAACTGATAGATTTACAGGAACTGGAGGTACAACTTTTGCTGACTGTGGAGTGTCTGTGGATATTACACCTAGCTCTACTTCTTCTAAAATTTTAGTAAGAGTTTCAGGTTCTCTTGGAGTTTCAGGAGGTGGCACACTTAATGGTGTAAGAGCTTTAGTAAAACTTTTTAGAGATTCAACAGAGATAGGCAGTGGAACTTCAGGTAACACTTACGATGTTTTTATGGCAGCTTTACCACTTAATTCTTATGATATGCACCCATTCTCACAATCTACACTTGATAGTCCATCAAGCACTTCTTCAATTACTTATAAAATACAAATAGCAAGTTCTGCTAATCAATGTGTCATAGGAGGTCGTGGTGATGATGCTGAAATAGCTGTTCCAACTAGAATACAAGTAATGGAAATACAAGGATAGACAATGACATATATTTACTCAGACCATAGATTGAAAGAAAATGTTTCATATAGTTTTGATGGAACATCTAGATTGAAGCAGTTAAAACCTGCAAGATTTAATTACATAGGAAAAGCAGATACTACAGTAGATGGTTTTTTAGCACATGAAGTACAATCTGTTGTGCCAGAATCAACTAATGGAAAACATAATGAAGTAGATAAAAATGGAAATCCAATACATCAAATTATGAATCAGGCTGCATTAGTTCCTTTACTCGTAAAAACCATACAAGAATTAGAAGCTAGAATTACTGCATTGGAGAGCAAGTAATGGCATATATAGGTCGTTCAGAAAATTTTGGTGTAAGAAGTAGGTTTCAGTATCAGGCAACTGCAAGTCAGACTAGCTTTAGTGGTTCTGATGCCAACTCACTATCACTAAGCTACACTGATAGTCTGTACATGGATGTATATCAAAATGGTATCTTGTTAGTGCCGGGTGATGACTACACTGCAACAACTGGTACAACTGTTGTATTAGTTCAGGCAGCGAGTTTGAACGACATCGTAGAAATGGTCGTATATGATACTTTTTCTGTAGCAGATAGTTATACAAAATCAGAAGCAGATACGAGGTATCCTTTCAAGGGTAACAATAGTATTATAAGATTAAACGGACAGACAATTAGTGCAGACATTACAATAGATAGTGATGAGAATGGTGTAAGTGCAGGTCCTATAACACAGTCAGCAACAGTTACTGTTAATGGATATTGGAGTATTGTATGACAAGTCAATTAAATGTAGACACCATTGTCGATAAAGCAGGGTCAGGTGGCACGAATGTTAAGATAGGTAATACATCTACTTATGTATCTGATGGTGGTAATGTTACACAGAATACTGTGCAAGGAATAGTAAATGCTTGGTGTCAGTTAACTGGAACAGGTCCTACAATAAATGACAGTTACAACTTAGCTAGTGTTACTGATACAGGTGTAGGTCAAAGGACTACAGTATGGACAAATCCATTTTCTAATGATGATTATGCTATGTCAGGTGGTCAAAGTTCTAGTGGTGGTGATGCTTCTAATGTTGGTATTCAGTATCATGCTATAACAACTGCTTCTGTAAATAATTTAACATTTGCTAGTGGTGCTGTTGTTGATGATACAATGTTTGGTATATATATAGGAGACCTTGCATAATGGCTAGTGAACTCAAAGTAGATAAATTTACAGGTGTAACCACAGCAGGTTCTATTGATGTTACAGGTGAAGGCAATAGTACAACAACAAATCTGCAAGGTGGGTTGGCAAAGGCTTGGCTTACTGGTTCATCTGCTGCTAGTGGCACTGTTCCAACAGCAGTTGATAGTTTAAATATGTCAACTTTAACTGATGATGCCGCAGGCAAAATGACTATGAATTTTACAAATAATTTTAGAGTAAATCTAGGTTATACCTCTGGTGGAAATGCTTGTGATACTGATGACCAAACACTCTTTCAATATCAAACAGTGCCTTTGCAAGATGGCGTGGTACTTACTGGTAGTGTTCAGCTAGTTATGTTGTTTGTTGGTGCTAGTGCATCTGGCATAGCAGATAATGCTTATTTTAATTCTGTTTCACATGGAGACTTAGCATAATGGCTAGTATATTAAGAGTAAACACATTAACAGATGCAAGTAGTAATAATTCAGTGCCAATGGCTACAGTTGCAAGTGGTAGTGCAAAGAGTTGGTCAACTTCAAATACAGATGGTTCTGCTGTTTTAGATAGTTTTAATTTAAGTTCATTAGGTGATACAGCAACAGGTAAAGAGACTAGAAATTTTACAAACAACATGGTTAATAATGACTATAGTGCTGTTGCTTTAACAGGTACTGGTGATAACAATGGTAATCATCACCCCTTATTAAACAACACAGTAGCAACTGACTCTTATCAAGTTTGGGCATTTGACCAAACAACTCTAACAGACAACCCTATTGCAAGTACAGTAAACGGAGACTTAGCATGACCAAAGCAGCAGAATTAGCAAAGATGGGTGAAGTCCTAACCAATAGTCATATTGGTGGTAGGCGTAACATAATAATTAATGGTGCAATGCAAGTGGCTCAGAGGGCAACGAGTGAAACAGGTTTAGGTGCAAGTTCTAAATATTCTACTTTAGACAGATATGCTGTAACTGTGGGCAACACGGATGGTCGTTTTACAATGTCACAATCTGCTGTTACAGATTTAGAAGGATTTTCAAATGCACTTAAAATAGATTGCACTACAGCAGATACTTCTGTTGCAGCTAATGAGTTTTTAATAATACAACAATATGTAGAAGGATTTAACCTTCAACAACTTAAAGCAACAAGTACAACGACAAGAGCATTTACTTTATCATTTTATGCTAAATCAAATGCAAGTAGAGCTATAGCAACAGAAATAAGATTTAGTAATGGAACAAATAAACAAGTAAGTAAATTACATACAATAGGCACATCATGGGCGAGATATACTTTTACTGTTCCAGCAGCTTCTAGTACACAAATAGACAATGATAACAGCCTTGAATGTAGTGTTAATTTTTGGCTTCATGCAGGCACAACATACTCAAGTGGAACTTTAAGTGCAACTCTTGAAGCATCAAATAATGCAAACAGAGCAGCAGGGATAGGAAGTATTTTTGCATCAACTGATAACGAAATAGAAATCACAGGCATACAACTTGAAGTAGGCTCACAAGCCACACCATTTGAGCATAGGTCATTTGGGGAAGAACTAGCTTTGTGTCTTAGATACTATACTCAGAGTAATCCCGGAAATGCTATAGCATCTGGAGATAGAAGTTTTGGTAGGTCACCATCACCACTAATGATAACTTTTCCGACCACCATGAGAGCATCTCCTACTGTAGTAACAAAAACTGATGTAGATTCTGGTTCAGGTAGATATATAGTTTCAGGTGAAGGTAACTATACAGATGGTACAAATATACAAGCATTACCAACTGTTTTTACTATGCACACTCCACAAACAAGTTCAAGTAATGCTACAAAATGTGGGTTTACAGCAGATGCAGAGTTATAGGAGATAATATGAATAATATGAATATTACTTCAGCACAATGGCATGAAGATGAAGATAATGTAAAAACAGGTGTTGTAACAACAATAGATGGGCAAGAAATGTTCGTTCCTAACGACCCTGACAACAGACACTACCAAGCAATTCAAGAATGGGTAGCTGAAGGCAACAAGATAGAGGATGCCGACTAACATGGAAAGCATTGACCCAATGTTATTTTGGAACATAATCCTGACTATGGTCGTTGTACCATTCGGTTGGGCATTTAATAAGATGTTCCAAGAGGTAAAAAGAATACAGATACTTTTGAATAAAACAAGAGAAGAATATGCACGTAAGGATGATGTAAAAGAGGATATGCATGAGTTGATGGATGCACTAAGAAGATTAGAAGATAAATTAGATAAAATATTAATGGGGAATAAGTAATGGCTTCAACATACACAAGTAGAATAAGATTAGAAAAACAAGCTGATGGAGAAAATCCTAATGCATGGGGTTTAATACTTAATCAAAATGTTATTGATATGGTAGATGAAGCAGTTGCAGGAATGGTAAGTGTAAATTGTGCAACTGGTACAACAATAACTCTTTCAACTGCAAATGGAGCTACAGATGATTCAAGAAATGCAGCAATAACATTAACAGGAGCATTAGGTGGAGATACAACGATTGTATTTCCTGCTCAAGAAAAAACATATTTTATTAGAAATTCAACATCAGGTGATTATAATGTTTTATTAAAAGCAGGTACAGGAACTGCAGTTACTGCTACAGGTCAAGGTTTAAGTATGATGGTAGCTACAGATGGTAATACTGTTTATAATATGAAGTCAGAAGATAATGACACTAAAATTTATAGTGCATTTCTTACACCTGCTGCTCTTTCTTCTGCTACTACTGCTATAACTCCAACAGAAGCTAAATCTATATACCAAAGAATTAATACTGCTTCAAATGATGTTACTGTAGAAGTTAATGTAGGTAGTTTATCTTTAGGACAATATATTATTATAGATAAAGTAACAACAACAAATAAGATGACTATTAGTTGGGCATCAGGTTCTCAAGGTTTAAGCTTATCAAGTGCAACAGACCTTGCGATAGGAATTTATAATGGTGATAAATTTTCTTTTACAGAAACAGTTAAAGCATAGGTTGTAAATGTCTATACCTTTTATTTCAAATATAGCACTTACTGAAGTAGATTCAAGTGGAAATCTTAATGATAAAGCAGGAACTACTAAAAGTAAATTTCCTATACAAATATTTAAATTAACTGATAATATTACAGGTAATTTAACTTTAGATAATAATACTGCACATAAAAAAATAATATTTGATACGAATACTAAAACTGTTATTAATGATACAGGTTCTCCTTTAACAATTAATTCTAGTGTGCCTGTAGAATTAAAAGGCACTGGTAATATTCAGTGTACAGATTTAACATTTACAAGTTCAGTTACTGATACTTCTCACACAGGTACAACAACTATAAGTGAAGCAAATAATTCTACTGTAGTTGTGTCTACATTTAATAGAACTGCTGATATTTCTGAATCATCAGGTGTAGGTGTAGCTACAGGTTTTGGTGGTTCTTTTAGTACATCAGATACTGTATTGCTACCCAACTCAGAAAAAATAACATTGCCAAATAATCCCGGAACTAATAATGGAACTTTACGTGCTGACGCAAGACTTGCAGGTGAGCAAATGTTGGCAGTTGCAGGTGGTGATATGAATATGACAAATTTAAAAGATTCTAATTTTAGAATAACTTTTGGTAATGGAGTTACTAAAACAGGTTCAGATGCTATAATTCCTACGGATGTTCATGGTAATCCTGTAAGTAATGCAGTAAGGTTTTCAGCTAGTGGTGGGGGTCAAGTGACTTTTTCTATAATAGGTACTATAGGTAGTGATGCGTTTATGCGACCTACATTAGATTCAGGTTCTGTTTCAAGTATAAAAATACCTAACAATACAATATCAGCAGGTGGTAGAAATATAGCTTTTACAAATAATTTATCTATAAATGTTGTGTTAACAGGTGATGACCCTTTTGATAATGTAACTGTTACTGCATCTGGTGGAACACAAACAGAACAAGTATCTACTACAGATGGCTCTTTTAGTTTAACAGGAACTATATCAGGTAGCAATAGTAGTTTTACTCCAGCAAGACCATATGCTTTAAAATTAGTTAATAATGGTAGTGGTAATATATTAATTGGAACTGCTTATTCAGGAACTTTATCAACGAGAGCATTTTAATGGCATCAACAGATTCAAAATTAACTAAATTAAAATTTCTTCCCGGATTTCATAAGGAGTCTACTCAGTATTCTGAAGAAGGAAAATGGTTTCAAGGTAATAGAGTTAGATTTAGAGAAGGTAAACCTGAAAATTTAAGAGGTTATGCTAAACATAATTCAGAAACTATTAATGGTACTGTAAGAGATTTACTTACATGGACTGATAATGATACAAGAAAACATATTATATTTGGAACAAATAAAGAAGTTAAAGTAGAAAAAGATTCAGTATGTTATGATATAACTCCTATTGTTACAGTTGTTGAAGATAATAATATTTTTTCTACAAATAGTGGTTCTAAGGTTGTAGGTGTAAGTATTACTAATCATGGTAGAGAAGAAGGTGATATAATAATTGTTGAAGGTGCGTCTTCTATAGGTGGTAATATTGATTTAAAAACTGAAACTTCATTAGGCACAGGTATTTATGCAGTTGCAACTCCAGTAAGTATAAATGGTTTTAAAATTAATGCAGTTACTGTAGCTGCGGAAACATCTGCAGAAGCAGGAGGTACTACAGTTTCTGTAGCATTTTTACTTGATAATGAACTGTCAGATAGTATTCAGGGATTAGGATATGGAGCAGGAGTTTACAATGCAGGTACAACTACTACAGGTATAAGAGCATGGAATGAAGCTTCATCTGTGTCTGACATTACATTTCAAGGTTCTCAGTGGAGTTTTGATAATTGGAATGAAGATGTTTTGGGTTTAAGACGAGGTGGTAATATATATTACTATGATACTGATGCATCTATAACACCTCAAAGAATGAAACCTATTACAAGTGTAGGTTTTGCTACAAATGCACCTCATGTAACTGCAACATCTGCACCTTCCAAGTCAAACTTTTTATTAGTTTCGCCTAATGACCAACACGCAATATGTTTTGGAACAGTTGAATTTGGCACAACTGCAACTGCTGGTCCATTTAATGCTATGTTAGTGCGTTGGTCTGACCAAGAAGATTTTACAAATTGGGTTCCATCTATACTAACTACTTCAGGTGAAGTACCTCTTGCAGATGGTACACAAATTATAGGTGCAACAAGAACAAGAAGTGCAATACTCATATGGACTGATAATGCTCTTTATAGTATGTCATTTATAGGTGGAAATGAAGTATTTTCATTTACACAATTAGGAACTAACTGTGGATTAATTGCACCTCATGCAGCAATTGACTATGATGGTATTGCCTATTGGATGGGTGATAATAACTTTTATGCTTATGATGGTAGAGTTAATAATTTACCTTGTACAGTAAGAAGACATTTATTTGAAGACTTTAATAATACAAATAAAGATAAAGTTTATGCAGGTATAAATTCTGAGTTTAAAGAAATAATTTGGTTGTATCCAAAAGGAAATTCTACTGAGCCTAATGCATATGTAATACATAACCCTGAAGAAAAAACATGGGTATTTGGAGATAGTTTTTATACTACATTTAAGGACAGAACAGTATTTGAAAATACAATTGCAACAGGTAAAGTATCTGCAACTGCTGACACATTTTTATGGGATAATGAACCTGAAGATGTCTACACAGGTGATGGTACTGCATTAAGTTCTTTTATTGAGTCTGCATCTTTTGATATAGGAGATGGAGATAATTTAATGTTTTTAAATAGAATTATACCTGATTATAAATTTGATACAGGAGAAGAAGTAGAAATATTTGTAAAGGTAAAAGAGTTTCCTACAGATACTTTTACAATTAAAGGACCTTTTACTGTTAATGCAGGAACTAAAAAAGTAGACTTTAGAGCAAGAGGTAGACAGGCAGCTGTTAAGGTTTCTTCTACAAGTGAAGGTTCATGGAAGTGGGGTTCTGTTAGATTAGCATTACAACCTGATGGTAAAAGATAATGGCAAGTTATCCTAAGTTTTCTGTTTATAGAGAAATACAAGATATAAATGATTTATATAATGAAATTATTTCATGGGGAAATAGATTAACTTCAGAGTTAGATATAAGAGATGAACAGGTTGATAATAAACAAATTACAAATGTTAGGTCTGTGGTAACTGTTACAGATATAGGTAGACCTCAAGCAGGTGATGTTGCTTTTTCTTTAGGAGAGAGTAAGTTTAAAGGTTATACAGGAAGTGCATGGGTGGATTTTCATTAATGAATATACAAAATTATTTTAATTTAGTTAATAATAGTACGTTTGTAGAGAATGTAAATAAAGGAATTACACAAACTAGTGACTACTTTGGAACAAAAACAATTCAAGGTATGGCATTAAACACAGGAATGTTGTATAATAAGAGTAATAAATTTGTTAATAATATTAGTAACTTTCAGTCTAATATGACTCAAGGTCAATCTAATTATTTAACTCCAAATAAAACAGGTAAGATAAATGGCATACTTAACCAATAGACAAGCACCTAATAGTGGATTAGCTAATCTTCTTGCAATGAAAGGAAGAATGGGTGATACAGAATTAGTGCATATGTCTAAACCTGAAATTGATATGATGGAAAGGATGGGTAAGATGACTAGTAATCCTATGACAGGACTACCTGAAGCATTTAGTTTAGAAGATGAGATTACAGGACTTGCTTCACTTATGAATATGCCAAGTGCAAAAAATGCAATGACTGACTTAATGGAGTTTGGAAAAGAAAAATTAAAAACTTTAAATATGAAAGAACTACAAAAAGAAATGCCACCAATGCCACCACCACCACAGCAACAACAAGTTCCAATACAAATGCCTATGCCACAGCCACAGCAAGGTAGAATGGCTAGTTTACGTTCAGGTGGTTTGGTTTCTTTTGGTGAAGATATTAAAAAAGCTATTAGAGAAAATGACCAAGATATAGAACCTTTTTTAAGTGGTATAGAAGAATTAGTAAAATTTAGATTTGGAGTTGATGTATCAGGTGGTTCTCAACCAACAATAGGAACTACTACTCCATCTACAAATATTGCAGAGCCACAAGTTGTTGCAGGTGGTACTGTTGATATTAATAAAATGAAGAATGATTTTGGTGGAGTAACTACTATGCCTGTTAAACTTCCTGAAAAAGGTCAGTTTGATTTTAGTAATTATAAAAGAGATAAAGATGCTGGTATATTGTACCCTGCAATGTCAGCAGGTAGAAGACCTAAAGATTATTTTGAAGGACAGGTTTATGATGATAGAGGAGATGGTATGACTGACTCTATTAACTTTAAAGTAGAAGGAGACCCTGTAATTAAAGGAGCAAGATTAAGTGCAGATGAGTATGTGTTACCTGCAGATTTAGTTGCAATGTTAGGTAATGGTTCTTCTGATGCAGGTGCAGAAAAGTTAGATAAGTTTACAAAGGAAATGAGAGTAAAAGCTTTTGGTACACCAAAACAACAAAGAAAGATTAACGCAACTAAAGAACTAAGGGATATGGCATAATGGGATTTTTTGATTCAGATGTAACATATGGAGATGCATATAATTTACCTACTGATTATAAGTCAGGACTTTCTGATATATTAGGTGAAGCTAAGAAAATATATGAGGGTAAGAAAGCTACAGGATATCAAACTTATCCGGGTGAAAGAATTGCAGGTTTTACTCCTGAAGAAAAAGCAGCAATGACAGGTATTACAGGTTTGGTAGGTTCAGGTGCTAGTTACTTTGACCCTGCTACTAACCTTGCAAAAGGATTAGGTGATAAATTTACTGCAGATACTGCACAGTCATATATGAACCCTTATCAACAGGCAGTTGTGGATGTTGAAAAAAGAAAAGCAAGAGAAGATTTTGCACAGACCATGCAAGATTTAGGAGCTAAAGCAGTTGCTGCAGGTGGAGCAGGTGGTTCAAGACGAGGTGTTGCAGAAGCAGGAGCAATAAGTGACTTAGGTCAAAGACTTTCTGATATACAGGCAATAGGAACTAAACAGGCATTTGATGATGCAAGAAAGGCATTTGAAGACCAGAAGGCAAGGGAAAGATTGTCAGGTAGTGCATTAGCTACTCTAGGAGAAAAAGCTCCCGGACAGGCTTTAAAAGAGCTTACTGCCCTATCAGGTGTAGGTGAAGCAGGTAGAGGTATGGAACAGGCTAAAATGGACTTAGCATATGGTGACTTTATGGACCAACAAAATTTTGCTAATCAAGCTTTATCAGATTATGCAAGTTACCTATATGGATTTCCTACTACAGGATTTCAAAAACAAACTCAAGGTTTTTCTCAACCAAGTGGATTTCAAAATCTTATGGCAATCTTAGGCACAGGTAGTAAATTATTTCCTAGCTTTGGATTTAAAGAAGGTGGTCATGTTGCTTTTAGGTCAGGTGGTGGTTTGTCAGGACTAACTGCAGAATATAAAGATGGAACACAAAATGAAACTGTAGGTAGTGGTTTAGATAAAAATAATTTAAATAGTAAATTATTAGAAATGATGAATTTAGGTAGTATGAGCAGTGATTTAGTTCAGTTACAAAAACTAAGAACTCAGATTGCAGAAGCTAAAGCAAAAAAAGAAATGGAAAAAGATACGTTTATGGGTAGACTTGGTGAGTTTGCACAGGGAGTTGCCGCAGGATTTGACCCTACTAAACCACAGTCAATGGCAGGTTCATTAGCTGCAGGTACTGCCGCAATACAAGATAGACAACCTGAAATAGCTAAAGCTCAAGCAGAAGCAGAAGCATTAGAGAGTAGTCTTAAAACTAAACAGGTAATAGCAGAACTTTATAAAAATTTACAAGGTTCAGGTTTAAAAGAAACTGAAGTTAATACTATTATGAAACAAGTAGGTACAAAGTATGGTGCAATGTTTAGTGAAGAAGCAGGTGGTTTTGTTATAGATGGTAAACCTGTAGATACTCCAACTGCAAACATGATTACTAAAGATATATTAGGAGCAATGAACGCAGCAAATACTGCTTCAGGTAATAAATTTATTGCTGCTCAAAACTATATTGTTGATAGTATAGATAAAAAAAGTAATGATGATAAAAAAAATCAAACTGCTGTTAGTGGTCTTTCAGAAAAAAATAAAAAACTTTTAGATAAATTTAACAAACAATCAATACAATAATAAGGTTATATAAATAATATGGCAGAAGATAGGTCAGAATCATTTGCATTTAATCCTTTAAGAGCTGCACCTGCTATTGTAGGTGAAGCAGTAAAAGATATAGGAGAATTAGGAAGTGATGCCTTAGAGCTTGTCTATGGTAAGGAACGTACAGATATTATAGAAGGTGCATTATCTGATGCATTAAAATTTATTGATGATAATTTAGATAGAACTAAAGCAGGTGAAGCAACTACAAAATTTTTAGGAGAAACTTTTTTTCCTGAAGATAAAGATTTATCAATTACTGAGGGAGTTGTTAAAGATATAGGTTCATTTTTTGTTCCATATACAGGAGCATTAAAATTAATGAAAGGTATAAAGGCAACATCAAAACTAGGTAAGGCAACAAAATATGGAACTGCAGGTGTAGCTGCAGATGTAATTGCTAAAGATGAGGATGAGCAATACCTAAAAGGAATAATGGATTATGTAGGTGCTAAAGGTAAAAGCAAAGAAGTAGATGAACTTGTAGCTAAACTAGATATAAACCCTAATGATACAGTGTCAGAAAGATTACTTAAACAAACTATTGATACCCTTGCACTTGGTATACCTACAACTTTAGTTTTTGGTATGTTAACAAAAGCTGGTTCTAAGACAATAGGAAAAGTAAAAGCAATTAAAAATAAGATTGCTACACCTGTAACTAATACTGCAAATAATATTGCAAGTAATGTTAAGGTTGTGCAACAATCACCGGGTCAATTTCTTCAACAAGGTAAGATGACTTCTGCTATTGCTAAAATTAATACATTAGCAGGTAGACTTCTTAGGTCAAAGACTGCAATGCCTGACCAATTATTTAAAGCATTTATAAAGAAAAATAAATATGCAGAAGCAAAAGAATTACTAGTTAAAAAAGATGCATCAGATTTAGAAAAAGTAATTAAGAAAGAACAAAAAGGTTTAGATGATGCAGGTATTGAAGCACTAAGAACAGATGTTAATAGATTGTTACAAGGCAATAAACCTTTAGGAGCTTTGTCTCAAGAGTTAATAGATATTACTAAAAAGTTAAGACAGAATATTGACAATCAAAGTGAGCATATAAGAGATACGTTAAACTTATCTAAAAAAAGTAAACTTGGTTTAGCTATTGATAAAAATTTAAAGTCTTACATTACTAGAAGTTATGAGTTTTATACTAACCCTTCTTGGGCAAAAAAGTTACAAAAAGGGGTTAGGGGTGAAACTAATGATGCAGATACTATAGATAGAATAAATGACATGAGGGATTACTTAAAAAAACTTAATCCTACATTAAATGATTCTCAAATAGATGTTGCCTTAGATACTTTTATAGATAGAGTAACTAAAAAAGGGAGTGGCTCAAGTATTATTAAAGATATGATGGGTTTTAATTCTGGTGGTGTTCCTTTAAAAGTATTAAAAGGAAGAAAGTTAAATCCTAATAGTCCTGATGATAAAAAACTTATGAATTTTTTAGGAGAAGTTAAAGACCCTTATAGAAATTATGTAGAAACAATGCGTAGTTTAAATCAAACTGTAGCTAAAGCAGAATATTTTAAAGATATTAAAAAATTTGTAGATGAAAATTTAGGACAAAATATAAAACTAGGTGCTTTTATTCCTTCTCTAGGTATAAGTAGTAAATTAAAAGTAGATTTACCTACTGCATTTAGTAGAATATTAAAAGCTTCAGATAGTCAGTTTGATACTAAACAAAATCTAGGTACAATAGTTGCAAAAGAAATGGGTGCTGTAGGTGGAGATGGAACTGCATTTGGTTTAAATAAATATGTAACTACAGATGTATTACATGATATGATTGCTACAGGAATAGATAGGTTTGAACCTACTAATCTTTTAGGTAAAAATTATGTAACTAAAATTTTAAAACCATTGGGTGAAAGCTCTGCGATAACTAGAGCTGCAGGTATTACACAGGCTTTTGAAACTGTGTTTGACCATACTGCTCATTTTATAAATACTTATGGTATGTTTCAAACTCTTGCATCTAATGGACACATATTTAGAGGTAAGGAAGCAGTTAAGTCTGCTAAAACTTTGTTTGCTAAGATGGCAAATGGAGATAAAAAATCATTAGAATATTTTGCTAAAGCTAAACAAGAAGGTGTTGTTGATTCTAGTGTTAATGCAGAAATAGTAAGAAGAAACTTAGATATATTTGATGAAGATTTAGGATTAAAAGGTCCGGGTAAAAGATTAAAAAAAGCAGGGGATATTGCTAAAAAAGCTTTTATAAGAACACCACAAGAATTTTATGGTTTGACTGATGACTTTGGTAAGTTAACTGCATTACAAGCAGAACAAAAATCATATCAGAAAGCACTTAATTTAACTGATGACGAAGCATTTAAATATGCAGCAGAAGTTGTAAGAAATACTATGCCTTCCTATACAACTGCTATTCCATTAGTAAGAAGTATTCTTTCTAGAAATCCTATTATAGGAACATACGCAACATTTCCTGCAGAAATATTAAGAACTAATTTTAATATTATAAGAATTGCAAAAAGAGATATAGAAAAAGGAATAGCAACTGGGAATGTTGAGTTAATTAAAATAGGTGCAAGAAGATTATCAGGACTAGCTGCAACAACTGTAGGTCTTGACTATGCATTTAATAGAAATAATGAAGATGAAATTACAGGTATGGGTGTAACTAAAGAAAGTCAAAAAGGAATTAATCAACTAGTTTCTTCTTGGCAAAAAAATACTCAGAAAGCTTATCTTGAGCCTATATATGAAGGACAAGGTGGAGAAATATTTACAAAGTATGTTGACTCAGGTTCATTAGATGCAAACCATTATACTAAAAATATTGTTAAGTTTGTTCTTGGTAAAGTTTTAGCAGGTAAAGATGTTTCTGAAACTGAATTAAATGATATGTTTTATGATAGACTACAGGAAATAGCAAGTCCTTATTATTCTACAAAATTTTTAGCTAAAAGTTTTGGTGAAATAATGTATGGTGTTGATGAAAATGGTAGACCTGTGACAAAAGAAGAAGCTTTAACAAATTTAGGTAAGGTTGTAACTCCGGGTACAGTAAAAAATTTATATAAAGCATTAATAACTGCTAAGAGAGCAGAAGAAAAAGCTGAATTTGATAAACTTCCCATTGCATCTACTGCTTCAGGTTATCCTATAGTATATGAAGATGAAAAATATTTTAATAGAACAGGTATTAGAAAACAAAAAATGAATGTTTCAAAATCTGTGGGATATTTTTTATATAATGAAGTACAAGGTTTAAAAGAACCTATTAAAAGTTTTCAAAGCACACTAAAAAGATTTCCTTCTAAAGTATATACACAAGAAGACATTGATGAAGTTGTTAAGGCATATCTAGATTCTCAAGTAGAAAGAAAAGAATTAATGAGACAGTTTTCTGATAGATTAAAACTTGTAAAAAATATACAATACTATAAAAAAGAAGGTGATAAAATATTTAAAAAAAGATTTGGTTTGGAAAAAATTTTACAGGCTAATGCTAGAATGGGAAGACGTAAAATAGATAAGGATATTTTATATGCTTTAGCAGATGGTAAAAATGGTGAAGGATTTTTTATTCCTGATAGAGTAGTAAATAAAAATAATATAATAACAATAATAAAAGATAAAAGATTTCCACCTGAACTTGTAAAGCAGTTAGCTGCAGTTCAATCACAAATAACAGGAGCTAGATTAAGAGATGAGTAAAGATTTAACAAAACTATCTAGAAAAGAACTAGAGAGCAAGTTGGCTAAGAAGTATGGTGTTGAAAAATACTTAAACCAAAGAAGCCAACTACTTAGTCTATTAGGTACTAAAGGTGAGACTGATATACAGACAGGATTTACAGGTCCTGAGACTGAAGCCTTATCTATTATGTTTGAGAATAGTCCTGCAATAGGTAGTCGTTCTAAGGCAGAGGGTGGCATTGTTAGTTTGTCTTTAGGTAGTGGTGAATTTGATGACACTGATTCTTTAGATGGTCAAGATTTTTCTGGTGGTGGTTTTGACGAAGCAGATGATGAAGATGAAAGCAGAGCAGGAGATTATCAGACTACTACAGATACAGTTGAATCTAAAACAGGTGGTGATGATGTACAATCAACTGTTTTCTCTGGTCTAAGAGGTGATGATATACTAAAAGAGATTGAAAACAATCCACAGTTAAAAGGATTCTTAGGAGATAAGATGAGAAGCCTTGTTAAGGAAGGTAAAATATCTAATCTTGAAAGAGATGATAGAGGAAGACTTACAGGTATGTATAGTGAAAGTAGTTTGCCCGGAATGTTAGGTGGTTTAGCTAGTCTTTTAGATATACCTATAAAAGGTAAGGTATATACAGGATATGGTGAAGGATTTAATATAGGTGGTTCTGATGATGGTGATGATACTTCTCAAATGATAAGAAAGATTTCACAACAAAAGAAAGAAGAAAAGAAAGACACACCACTTACTCAAGCAGAAATAGATTACTATACTAGAGGTATGGGTACTGCAACTAAACCTTTAAAAACTTTAGAAGATGTTAATAAACATATGGCAAGTTTAGTAGGAACAACTGAAAGTCCTACAGGTGCAAAACTTTCTAAGGATAAGCAGTTTTTAGTATTACCAAATGGTAAGATAATAAATCTTAAAACAGGTAGAGTTCAAGAGAGTATGTCAGGCTTAGAATTATTTAGAGGGGGAATGATTTAGTGAAGTATAATATGACAGAACTATTAGACCAACTAGTTTTACACGAGGGTCTAGAGTTACTTCCTTATAAGGACAGTCTTGGCATAGATACAATAGGTATAGGTAGGAACTTAGAGCATAGAGGATTGAGTGAAGAAGAACTTGTACATATTGGTAAAGATATATCTGACATATGTGAATGGGGTATTACTAAGGAACAGGCATACTACCTTGCAGAAAATGATATAAAAATAGTTGAGGAAGAAGTTTGCAAAGCACATCCTTGTGTGGTAGAATTAGACGAAATTAGACAAAGAGTAATTATTGACATGGCATTTAACATAGGTGTGCCAAGACTAAATAAATTTGTTAAGATGTGGAAAGCTATAGATGAACAAGACTTTGCAGAAGCAAAGGTTCAGATGTTAGATTCTCGTTGGGCAAATCAAGTAGGTAACAGGGCAGTGCGACTTTCCAATGCAATGGATACAGGAGAGTGGGTATAATGTGGGGTGCAATAATTAGTGGAGTGACAAGTCTTGCTTCTTCTTATATGGATAATAGGAAGATAAAGACAGAACACAAGGCAAAGGTAGAACAGGCAAGAGTTAATGCAGAAATTAATAGAATCGAAAAAGCTGCACAGTCAGACCAAAACTATGACCTTGAAGCCTTACGACAAACAAGATATAGCTGGAAAGATGAGTATATACTTGTCATCCTTACCCTACCTTTCATTGGCAGCTTCATCCCTGATATACAAGACCATGTTCTCAAAGGATGGGAATACATAAACAAAGCACCTGAATGGTATCAATGGAGTTTTATGGGAGCAGTTGCTGCATCATTAGGAATCAGGTGGGCATTTAAGTTCTTCAGTGGTAAGAAGTGATTCATCTTCTTCATCTTCCATTTCTTCAGGAAATGCCTGAGACATAAGTTCAAGAACTTTTTCTATACCAATAATCTCCATACCCTTGACAATCTCTTGTTCCAAAGATTCTGTAGTAATCTCATCTGCATCTATATTATTACCTCTAACTCTAGATAATAACTCTAGAGCTTTCAATGCAGAGGTTGTCTGTCCTTGAGTTCTTGCAACACCATACTGCTTTTCTATCTCATCAACAACATCAATACTAGTTGTCATATTGATAGCTAGTTCGTCTAGTCTTTCCTGAACTGCAGGGTCTTGAAGTAATCTTGAGCCTGTGTTGTGTGCAGATATCTCACTATATCCTGCATCCTTTGCAGCTCTAGTTGCGTTCTTATGTAGGATATAATTCTGACAAAACTTTTCTTGTTTTTCTTTAAGCTGCATCTTCTATTATTTCATAGTAGTATTTTTCATTTGCCTTTATTGAGTTTTTCCAAACTTCAGATACTAGAGTATTCTTGCCATGAACTTTTAAAGCCATGTCCATATCTGTGTTAGCAAATAATTTTTCACAGTCTTGAGCCATTGCAAGTAGTTCTCCTGTAGTCCAAAAGTATTCACCATTAGTTTCAACTCTAAAGTATTTAGGTTTATCTAGTACTTTTTCATTTTTCATTTCTTCAGTAACTTCAGCAACTGAACAGTCAAAGCCAAACAATTCAAAGCTTCTAAAGCCAAGTATGTGAGCAATAGATATAGTTCTCATTGCCGCACAAGTACCACCTGCAACTAGTGTTTCTCCTTCTTCTATTCCTGTGTTAGTATTAATTTTAAGTTTGTCCTTTACACTTGTATCTCTTAGTGCTTCAGAGTAAGCAGACCAACCTTTTATATTTGCACCTTTTTTTATGAGGTGTTTTGTTACTGAAGGGTCAGTCATTGAAGCAACTAAAAACTTAGTATCTTTATTTATTTTTTTAAATAAGTCTTTTCTTTTAACTCCATGTGTGCTGATACCATCAATAGGTCTTGGGTCAAGTATAGAACATATAAAAGGACTAATACCATTCTCTAATAGTTTAGGATAGCTATGTTTTACACAGAACACTTTAGTATTAGGTTGTCTAGCTTTCTTTTTAAGTAAGTTAAAGTCTGTACTTGAACCACCTGAAACAATAAGTGCAGTTTCATTATGTATCTTGCTATGCTTTAACCAATTAAAATCTTTAATAAGTTTTTTATTTTCTTTTATGTTTACAAATATTTCATCTGCAGGTCTAGAATCTTTTGGTGTTACCACAATGGGCATACGAGTTATCTCGTCAGGTAAAGGTTCTACTCCTTTTTTATTTGCAACAAATGCTAAGTGAGTTCTACCACCACCAACAACTCTGTCATTAGAAGGTAATACAATTTTACCATATGCTTTTATTTCTTTTATAAGTTTATTAACTCCCATGTTTTTTTCTTCAGGTTGATTTCCTTCTTCATCCTTAGAAAAGAAATCATCAAACACAATTAAAGGTACTTTCTTTAAATCTTTATAGTCAGACTTAACAGTTTCATATGAGTGACCACCATCAATAAAGGCAAGGTCAACTTTGTTAGCTGACTTACATTTTTTTAGTGTAATCTTTGAATCACCTTTATGTAATTTAAATGTAAACTCTTTACCTTTCTCTTTCATCTTTTGTTTAAACTGTTCTAGTCTATTACTAACTATCTCTATAGTATGATGTTGCTTAGTATTCATTTCTATATCATCAGTCAAGGCAGTTGCTTCTTCAAACAAGTCAAAACCAAAGTAAGAAAACTTATCTCTATATTCAAATACTGCAAGTGCCATCTCTATTGCACGACCACCATTCCATGTACCAACTTCAGTAATTGATTTAGGTTTGTAATGTCTTATTATATCTGCAAGTTGTCTATATCTAGGTAACTTTATATCTGGTGCAAGTCCACCTTTTTTATTTTTTAGATTACCTTTATAGTGTATAAAATATTCTGATAAAGGTGACTGCATAAATGCAGATAGACCTTTGGCATTTTCTGATAGGTTATTAACTACCATGCCATGTGCCTTATATATATTTAATAGACGTTCAAATATAAAACCATCATGCCATTCTCTATAGGCAATAGTTTCTCCTATTGTATAACAACCTCTAAGGTCTGCAATTATAGAACAGGCATCATGGTACTGTAAATTAAATCCCATAAAACTTGTTTCACTATAGTCAACATCTTTTCTACCTAAGTGTGCCACACTTGCTTGTTCAGGTAACCATTTATCAACTGCAGATTTGTCAAGTCTTTTTGTTGCAACTGTATCTGCATCAAGCCATATCAACCAATCAGGTTCTTCAGGATTAGAGTTTTGTTCCATCATTTTAAATGCTCTGTCAGTTAAGGCATATACTTTATGACACCACTTAACTGCATCTAGTCTCCAATTATAAGGCATCTTACCACCTTCTGTACCATCATGTGTTTTCATCTTTTCACGATAGTCAAGCATCTCTTTTACATCATTAAGATGTATATATACAATGCTAGAAGCAGTAGGGTGGTCAACTTTTTTAATATCAAAGTCATGGTAGTAAGCATAGAGTTTAAAATGTTTTGGATTCCATTTTGATGCGACACTCTCAAGCATTTCTTTTGCATAAGTATTATATCCTTCCTCACTAAAAGAGGTTACAAATGTATACATATTAATTTTCCTTTGGTAGTATTCTTGATTCGTACATCTTCTTTGCAGTTTTCCATTCACCTGCATAGTGAGCATCTACTATTCTTTTAGGTTGCCAATCTTCAAACTGAGGTCCACCTGTAGTAAAATGTACGTTACATGGATTTATATTTTCATCAGTCCATCCATCTAGGAAGTTCCACTTAGGATGTATAGAACCAATCTCTTCATCTTCTAGCCATTTAAAATTATGAAGCCATCTTCCTGACTGCTCATTAACATCTTTAATTGTAAGTCTTTTATGGGCAGGGTGTTCACAGTTCCATAAAACAAAACTAGACCAATTCTTTCTACTGTAATTGCTTTGTACCTGTTTATCCATTTTAAAAATTTCTTTAGGTTTATAGTCATGTTTAACTACAGATACTGCATACTCATCAAACTGTCCATACTCTTCAAATACTTCTGTTATGTCTGCTCTTAGAAACATATCACAGTCCATAAACAAAGCAAGACCTTTATGCATATTTATAAAAGGAACTAGGAATCTAGTAAAAGTAAACTCACTACTGAATGGTCTATTATCAGCAGAATCTATCTTTTGATGTGTGTCATCAAGGTAGTAAGTTCTTTTATATAAACCTGACATACGTAGAGATGGTTGCTCTAAAGGTATAATGTCATACTTACGAGTATATTTTTCTATTGAAAACTTTAGAATTTCAAAAGCAATATGTTCTTTAGGGTCATACCCTACGTATATTACAGGTCTTCTAGTAGTATGAATAATATCTACCATTTAAAAAACTGGTCAATCAAGTTGAAGTGGTTAGGCACTACAGTTGTTACACCATATTTTTCTTTTGCAATCTGTCTGTACTTATTATACTTTTGAGTTGCAATTTCAGAAGCTGCTTCAAACTCTTTCCATGCTGCTTTTAAGTCACCATATTTAAGGTCTTCAACTTCTTTTTTCTTAGCTTCAATTTCTTCTTCAAGCTTTTTAATTTTATCTTCAGTCATTAAGTTACTCCTTTCTATATGAATTATAATCTATATTATAAATTATGTCAAGAACTTTTTAATAAAAGTATTCGTCAGTATCTCCAAGTCTTTTGTTCTTATCATTTTCTACCTGATAAAATTCTGTACTTACTTTAAAGTCAGGCTTCAATGGTTCTTCAGGAGTAAGAGTCC